TAATGGAAAATTGTTATGTCTGAATTGAAGAGATATGAGGTCAAATACATCCGCGACGGCGCTAAAACGTTGTATAAAAAGGGCGATGAGTGCTACATTTGTGGGAATACTACAGAGCTTGAGTTCCACCATTTTTATTCCGTTACAGCGCTGTGGGAAGTATTCAAAAGGAAGAATAAGGTCGTAATACGTAATGTAGATGATATTATGCATTGGCGCGAAGTGTTTATTGAGCAAAATAAGGAACATATTTACGAAAACACCGTAACGCTTTGTCACTATCACCACAATAACGTGTTACACAAAATTTATGGTCAAGCTCCGCCCTTAGCGACTGCAGAAAAACAGCGCAATTGGTGTGAGAAGCAGAGGGCTAAATATTATGCTAGTGAATAAACTTGGTTCTCTGTTTATAGAGAAGTTAAACCCAGCGCAAGAGGATATTCGAAGTTCTCAAGGCGAAACGCAGACAGCTAACTATAGTAGTAAAATTTATACAGCTTATGAAACTATAGAAGTGTTTCGTAGAGGTTGTGATATGCTGATAGACGCTGTTGGCTCTCTATATGTAGACGTGGCCGACCGCGTCTTTAGCGCTACACCGATTAGGGCGAAGAAGTTAGATGAATTACTTAATTATCGTCCTAATCCTTTTGTGCACGCGGCTGAGTTTAAGAGAAAGATTGCAACTGATTTATTGTTTACGGGTAATGCTGTTATTTACTGGGACGGTGCATGGTTGTACAATATCCCTGCTAACCAAGTAGAGTTTATCGTAGACAAGAAGAAATTTATTAGCGGCGTTAAGTATAGTAACACAGATTTCTCTATTGATGAGTTGATTATTATTCGCGACAACGCCGCTAATAATCTATTTGCTGGAAGGTCTAGGCTTGAAGCGGCCTTAAAGAGTGTAGACTCACTAAATGTGATTAATGATTATCATAAGAAAGTGTTTGACAATGATACGGTGTTAAACATAGTCATTAAGTCTAAGGATGTGCTTTCTGAGCGCATCAAACAACGTAAAGAGCAAGAATTAAGTCAGCGCTGGAACATGCGTCGCGGTGGCAAAAAGCCATTTATTCTTGACGGTGATATGGACATTGTACAACTATCTAATGCAAGTATGGAGGAATTGGGATACAAAACTAGCATCGAAACTATACATGATAAGTTACTAATAGCTATCGGTATCCCACCAATCCTGTTGCAAGGTGGTAATAATGCAAACATAGCACCTAATTTGCGCTTGTTTTATATCAATACGGTAATTCCATTGTTTGAGAAGATTCTTTCTGGATTTGAACTTTTTTACGGTTTTGATCTTAAGGTTGTAAGGCAAGAAGTTGATGCATTACGTCCTGAACTACGTGAAGAGGCTAACTGGCTTGTTTCTTTGAAGAATGCTGGAATAATTTCACCGAACGAGGCGCGTACGGAATTGCGCCGTGAAGAGATAGAGGGGAAAGACGATTTGATTGATCCAGTTAATGTAGCCGGTAGCGCTGTTAATCCTACGACGGGTGGCCGGCCTAAGGAGGATAAAGATGAATAAATTAAGTATTCTTTGTAAGATGGCGCTATCTGAGAACAGTGATGACAGTGAATTCATCACTATTGAAGGTTATGCTAACAAGACTATTATTGACAGGCATGGTGATTTAATTCCTATGGAAACATGGACTAAATCATCTGCCTTAACAAACTTTCTTAAGAACCCAATTATGTTGTTTAATCATGATTGGAATGAACCAATTGGTACAGTGAGTTCTTTAACAGTCACTGACGAAGGGTTACATATTGTAGGCAAAGTTAGCAAAGAAGTTGGCCGTGTTGCCAAGTTAATTAGCCAAAGTATTTTAAAGTCATTCTCTGTTAGTTTTATACCTAAGGAAGCTGAGTATGACAAAGCTACTGATATTTTTAAGATTACTGAACTAGAGCTTCTAGAGATTAGCGTTGTGAGTATTCCTGCTAATCAAGATAGTACATTTAGTATTCGTAAGTCTATTGAGAATGAGAAGTTTGATTTTAACCAATTTATTAAGCAAGCAGAGCCTACAGCGCCTACAGCGCCTGTAGAGCTTGCAGTACCGCCTCAACCTGAGGTGATTGAAAAGAAACAAGCCACAGTTCCTTCTGTGGTTGAAAATGAGGAGATTAAAAATATGTCACAAGTTTCTACTACAGAAGGTAGTGAAAAGCTATTACAAGAGCTTTCTGATCGTCTAGCTAAGCAAGAAGGCAGTTTTACGAAGGCTATTGAAGACCTACGCGGTGAACTAAAGGAAAAGCAAGCTGAGCTAATTGCTCTACAGAAGTCAAAGATGGAGTTTAAGGCTCCTTCAGAACCAGTTAGCAATGATATGATTGCTAAGGCTGTTCTACTATCTAAGGTTACTGGTAAGTCGCTACAAGATACTAAGCTAGGTCGTGAAGTTATGCAAAAGGCTTCTTCACATAACCATAACGTCGCTAACAACACTGACTGGGAAACTGTGTTTTCTAATCAAGTTATCCAAGACGTTCGTGAGAACCTAGTAATTGCTCCACTATTCCAACGCTCTATTAATATGCCTACCGCTAACATGTATATCGCTGTTAACCCTGAGGCTGGCTACGGCGAGTGGATTTCAACTGCTTCTTACTTTAACAGCTCAGCTTCTACTGGTACAGCTGTTAATCATACCCTAAACGAAATTAACCTAGTTGCTTATAAGCTAGTAACTAAGGAATACCTAGGCTATGAAGAAGAAGAAGATAATCTAATCCCAATGCTACCTGTTATCCAAGAAGCTATGGCTCGTCGGATGGCTAAGTCATGGGATAAGGCAATTCTACGTGGAGCCGGTGCCGCTGGTGATCCTATTCTGGGTATCTGTGCTGACGCAGCTGCAATCTCAGGTGCTACTACTAGCGTAACTGCTTCCTCAGAAGTTGTTACAGTTGCTAAGCTAATCGAACTACGGCGTTCACTAGGTATTTATGGCCTAGACCCCCGCGAGCTAGTTTATGTGGTTAGCAAAGAAATTTACTATGATCTACTAGAAGACGACGACTGGCGTGTGATGGATAAGGTCGGCGCTAACAACGCTACTTATCTAACTGGTCAAGTTGGTGATCTAGCGGGTTCTCCAGTTATCGTTTCTGGTGAATTCGCCGCTAAGGGTGCAGGCGCTTACGGTGCTTGCGTGGTTCGTCCCTCAAGCTGGATCGTCGGTACTACACGCGGTCTAACTGTAGAACGTGATAAGGATATTGAGTATCAACGTAATATCCTAGTAGCTTCTCGGCGTATTGCGTTTAAGCGTACTACTCCTGCTGCTACCGCTAACTCAGCCGTTCTAGTATACGTTTAGCCTGATTTAGGCCGGGTGGAGGGTACAGGCCAAACCTGTACCCTCCTCTTTTTGTGGAGTGAGATATGCCAAATTTAATTACATTAGAGGAATATAAGACCTATAAAGGTATTAACTCCACTACGCGCGACAGCGCTAGCGACTTTTTGATTACTAATATTAGTCAGTTTATAAAGAACTATTGTAATAGAACTTTTATTGATTACTATACCACAGCAAGCACGGTGTACTTTGATGGTGTGGGTATTTCAACCGTTTTCGTACCAGAGATACCATTGAATACTGTTTCTACTGTTTCTTATAGTTTAGATGGTGGTTTAACGTATACAGATATGTCAGCTAGTACTGATTACGTAGTTGACAATGAGAACGGTGAGATTTACTCTATTCTAGGTTATTTTATTCCAGATGGTTACACCGCTAACGCGCGAACGCTTAGGGTTACGTATACTGGTGGATACGCTACAGCGCCTGTAGACATTAAGCTAGCTTGCGCTGATTTAGTGCATCATTATCTAAATGAGCAATATGTGCCTAAAAAGGTAGCAGGTGCTCAGTCGATGGACACGCCTGTAGCGCCTAGGGACTCATCAGCCTTACCAGCACACATTAAACGTGTGTTAGAGATGTACAGGCTATGAGTTCAAGAGACTTAGCTAAGATAGCGTACTTTTTCTCCAGGAGAGATTCTCTTAATATTAATCCAGCTACCTTAGAAAGAGTGCAACAAGCTATGATTGATTACGTTGTTGGCTCTAGTGATAGCAAGAAAGTTAATTCAGTTTTGCAAGAGATATCTAAGTCTTTCAGGTTGCCTAGGGAAATCAAGATGGTTAACGAGTCAGACTTGAGTAATTATAATGCTCGTATGCAGGTTACTCTAGCGTTTGTGGATAAGCATAACCTTCTAAGAGATTTAAGTAAGGTATTAGATAAAGCCGCCAAAGCCCAATTTAATGAGTTTCTAAAGAGTAAAGATATCGGCGAGATGTTATCGGAGTCTAATCCAGACAGCATTGTTAAAGCTTTATTAGACGATACAACTGCCATTTTCCTAGGCGAAAAGGTTAAAAAGCGCGCTAAGAAGCGAGAAACTCTTACCAAGAAAGTAGAGAATACTGAGAGAACCGCAGCGGGTAAGCGAATAAGCAAAGCAGTCGCTGCAGCGCGTAAGCGCCTTAGCTATGAAGACGTTGTAGATACTACAGACGTTGACTTAGATGGTAAAATCCCGTCAGCGCGTCAGCACGTTAATCGTATGATGGACGCTTACGGCGATCGAGAAGATCTACAGGAAGATGAAGCAATCAGTTTGTATACTAAAATGATGCTGGATAAAATGTTAAATGAACAATTTGGTAAAGCTGTAAGCGCTAAGTCAGGTGACAAAATACAGACTCGTAATGAGAAGGGACAATTTGGTAAAGTACAGAAAGATTTAGCTGTATCTCCTGCTATGCAGAGTATGTTACATCTTTATATTCGTGATCATATGGGTCCTGGTAATGATAAGACTAAGTTAAATTATCAAACAGGACGCTTCGCTATATCTGCTAGGATTGTTAGATTGATAGCTAATAGGGAAAAGAAAACCATGGAGATAGTATATTCTTACATGCAGTATCCTTACTCTACATTCGCTAAGGGCGGTGCACAGTACGACGCTGGAGCGCCTAAGCGCAATCCGGAATATATTATTGATAGAGGAATTAAAGACTTATTACGCCGTAGAAGTAATCTACGTGGGTATAAGTTAGTTACGAGGTTATTGCAATAATGTATAAAACAGCACGAAGATTGATAACTGAAGCGCTCGTTGACAAGATTAAGCTTATAAATGGTACAGGATCATTCTCATCAAACTTATATAATAACGTAGAGGGGAAACTGAAATTCTGGGACGAAGTATCTGACTTTCCATTCGTATCTGTTGTAGCAGGGTTAGAGAGTAGAGAGTATCATCCATCTGAGTTTGCGTGGGCTTACTTAATCGTAGATATAAAAGTATACGTAAAGAGTGAAGACGCGCAATCAGAGCTTGATAGTATTATAGGCGATATAGAACATACACTTGATCTATATGAAAATTTACAATTCGATACAGATCGCACCGTAACGAGTATGCGCATTATCAAGATAGAAACTGATGGTGGTGTATTAGATCCTATTGGTGTTGGAGATATTTCTGTATTAGTTAGATATGATATAGGCAATACTGGTATTTAGGAGGTAAGATGGCATCAGTAGTTAGTTTATTAAGAGATACAAGATTATTTGTATCAACTAGACCTCCTGAGTATATGGAGGAATCTTCACCTCTGGATACGTTTAGAATTAACGTTCTTAGTGATATTAGTTTTTCTCAAGAGACTAATACTCAAGAAGTAACTCTAAATGAATCTGGTGGAACATCCGCCCGGGGCAAGAAAGTATTTAACGTTTCTTTAGCGCCTATTGATTTTAGCTTCTCAACGTATTTTAGACCATACAAGCATGTACAAGCAACAGGTCTAGCATCCGGTAACACCGTTAACGCTGAGGTAGCTTGTGCAGAGGAAATCTTGCTTCGCAGCGCCCTTAACGCCGTACCGGCCTCAACAATAGGTACTTACGGTATTTTTGATGATTATGTTGTTAAAGAGACACTAAAGCAATCAGGTGGAAGCAGTACTATAACATTTACTACTACACCAACTAACTTAGCTGTTGGCGATTATTTGCTACAGCTTGGCGAATCGAGTGGAGCATTTTCTAACCGTACACGTATGGCTATAGTTACTGAATGGCTAGGTAGCAATACCGCAGCGATTGATGGCTCTTTCCAGAACGGTGCTAACGATGTATTAGTAATTGACCCCGATTCCTCAGTTATTAGAAATGAAGACTTTGTTAAGTTTACGTCTATTCGTTCTGACGTTTCAGAATTACAAGAGCTATACTTCTACATAGTAACTTCTAATACCGTATTCGTTATTAAAAAGGCTCAGATCAATGCATTTGAGATTCCTTTAAGCATTGACGGTATTAGCCAATACAAGTTTTCTGGTAATGGGTTAGTCTTAGCTATTGAACCAGATTCTACTGCTTTATTTACTTATCTTAATGTAGATATTCAAGGTGACCCATACGCAGGTGTACGTTGGACTGGCTGTCCTGTACACGACGCAGGCGGTGCAACGCCTTTCCTAGTAGGCAAGAAATCGTTAGTTACAGTTAAAGACCTCAGCGCTACAGCGCCTTGGAATAGTGGTAATGAAGCTACTTTTAGCTTTACAGGTGGTACTGTAAACTATAATAACAATTTAACAGCGCTAACTCCTGAAGAGCTAGCTACAGTTAACAAGCCTATTGGTATATATACAGGTACTAGAGAAGTAGATGGTAATATAGACTTATATCTTCGCGTAGGCGGTACAGATGATGTAGCGTCCTTAGCGGATTATATTATGAGTTCTCGGTCTCCTGTCAATACGTTTTTAGTGTCGTTCTATATCGGTGGTACTTCAGGCACTTATGTAAAGGTAGACTTTAACAAGTGTAATATAGATGTGCCTAACTTTGATTCAGGTCAAGATATTATTTCAACGCAACTGCGCTTTCGCGCTAGAGGAACTGATATTGCTGTACCAGATGATATAGCGATTACGTATTACATGGATATCAATGCACCCTTATCGGAGTTTAAAGTAATAGCTGGAGAAGGTACATCTAATACGCAACCAACGTTTACTCAGCCTATTTATTATGATTTTAATGCTTCTGATGCTATTCATCTTAATTTTATGGATGAAGGTAAATCACTAGACCCTAGGTTTACGTACACAAGAGCTAGTGGGAAAACTAGAATTAATAAGTATGGGTATATAGAGCAAATTGGTGACAATGCAATCCCCTTTAACTACGACCCTGAAACATTACAGCCCTTAGGTCTACAAGTTGAAGAGACTAGAACTAATGGGTGGAGAAATGATTGTCCAAGCGCTACCCAAGGCACTACAGCGTCCGTAGACCCTTCAGATCCGTATTATGTAGTAGCGCCTGATGGAGGAAATCCTATAAAGTATGTTCCAAACTCAGGAACTAGAACATTTCCACAATTTGGATCAGTAACATTAGATAAAGTAGATGCTAATATTGGCTTAGGCGCTGTTACTACAGTATCTATTACGGGATATTTTAAAGATTATGGGTCACCTAGTTATATACCTAATATGACTATTGCTTTTCATAACTCAGGTGCTGATATAGATTACTTAATTTATAAGTTTAACCCGAAAACAGGTGCGGTGCTTAATAAAACTATAGGCACAACTTGGACTGAGATTGTACCATTTACGATTACACAGACTAGACTTGGTATGTATAAGGTATCTGGCGTTTATAAAGCCACACAAGATGCCACATCTAGGAATATGATATCATTTGCTGTTCAATGTGGTAATGAAAATGGTGTTACTAACACATACGTAGCTAACGGTACTTCAGGCTTTATGTTTAAGTGCTTGCAGCTTGAGAAAGGTGACTTCCCTACTTCGTATATACATACTACAAACGCTGCAGCGACTAGAGCGAGTGAGCGTGGTGAAGTGATACCTGCTAATATAGGCACGATGTTAAATGAACTAGATTGGAGCGTTGGTGCTGTGTACAGAATGCCAAATAGTTATCAATTTACAGGCCATGTATCCGTTGTTTCTTTAAGATATAACACAGTAGATTATAGAGTAAACCATAGAATTTCTAATTCAGGACAAGTTACAACATTTTATAAAAATAATGGTACTGGTGATAAAACTTTAACATCAACAAATACTGTAGCACCAGGATCTCGTAATGCGTC